GGGGCTGTTAAGCCACCAGTTGCTGATGCCATAACTTATTGCCCTAAACTGTTTTTATCCAGCGTAGGGAAGCTTTGCCTCCATTTCTGCAACAGATTTACGAAGGTCTCCTAGAGAAGCGTTTCTGGGTATATCGGTGAGTTTTAATTCACGCTCGATGCTACTACCAGTGCCTGTCGCTTCGGACGCTGCTTTTTCGGCTGCGGCCTGTTCCCGACGGGCTTTGATTCCTAGTGAGAGAATGGATTGAGGATCTTGAAGAGCCTGTACACCACCATTTTGCATGATAGTTTCCACTTCGTCCTTCGAATATCCTTGCAGGCGCAGTTCGACCCTATCGTCTATGCCGCTAGCCTGCGTTGGAGGCTGGTTGGTAACTGATTCAGGCGCGGGCTTCGTTTTTAATTCACGAAGTAGTTCCTCTGCCTTTTTTGCTCTCGCGGTGAGTTGACGACGGGCGTCTGCCTCTTTCTTCAACTGTTCTTTGAGAATCATAGGGTCATCAATACCCTCTCGGAGTGTTTCCAGTTCCGCCTGGTCAGAAATTGTGGGTTCTGCTCCCTGGTCTTGTTCAGACATATGTTTGAGCAATTATGGCCGCTCGGCCGATTAATAGATTGTGCTTACTATAAAGCGTGTGGGTTTTACGACATCACAGGTCGCGGGTATTTTCCCGCTTACGGCTTCAGTGGGTTGTTTGCCTCACCGAAGTCAGTGCCTGCGGGATAGCCACTCGTCTCATCAAGCTTCGACATGGGTTCAGCAGGGTAATTAACCTCTGTCTGATACTCATGTAGGTGAGCTGATTCGACTACTTTGGCCTTGCCCATTCCTGGGGCTTCGTTCTCGGAACCATCAATCGTCGGCACCGTTGCCATCTTGATTGGAGTTCCACTGTCATTTGCCATATCTACGCCTGCCATATCTTTGTAGTTATCTAATAAATTACACTTTGTGCGTCCCGTTAAGGATATTTGTTACCTCTGTACCAATGTTCGTTGCCTCGGTTGAGGTAAACGTCCCTCGGTGGTTTCGGTAGAAATCGATGACGAGCTGGACAAGCTCCGTACCGGGATCATTCGCTCGCGCCATCGTATACACATTCATTGGGTCTTTTGCCATATTTTTCATTGTCCTTTATAGCGATTTTTGCCGCCGTGATAATTTTTCATGCCAGGAGCAGCACCAGCCTTGCGAGCCAACCACCGTACCCAAGCTTATTGCTTTTTCCTTTGAACGAACCTGACTTCTTGATTGAGCCTTTTGCCATACCTACTGATATTGACCCGCACCCGCTCCCTCATCTTGTTTGACTTGGGGATTCTTGAACTTCGCCGAACGATTCTCCGTAGAGGCAGAGATGTTTATCTCATTCTCTGGCGGACGGAAGGGCGCGGACTCTCCTGCACTTGCGCCCCACTCATTCAGCGGGCTTACCCCTGTCTCTGCACCGACCCTATTCTCTACATCACGACCTGGAATGAAAGGTGCTTTAGTTCCTTTCCATTCGTTGGTGGATTCAGAGGATGGGTCGTTTCGTGGAATTATTGTTTCCATATCATTTGAAGCTAACTTTACCCGTGCTGTTTCTAATAATGTGACTGTCGCTAAGGAACTTCTCTAACTTCTCTATCGTGAGCTTTCGACCTCGTACTTCTGTGGCCAGTTGGTCGTTGGTCAAATCATCAGGAATGTTTAGAACGCTGCGCATCGGTTCCAAATACTCGTTGAGGAGTTCTTCCATCTGCCGCCAATCTGGGTCAGAGAAGAACTTATCCCGCAGTTGTACTAGGTCGTATGCCATATCACATTCCCTGGTCGCGCCCACCGTTTACCGACCCTCCATCATCGTACCCGCCCATCTCATCGCCGTCTTTCATGCCAGGGCCATCACCATCACTCCAATAATCGACCAGACGGTCTGTTCTTGGAACATTGATGTTGCCTGTGGTGTTTATCTTGACGGCATCGGTAGGCAATTCGCGGGTTGAAGCTCCGCCCTTATTATTCCCACCAACCGCATCTCGATCGCTGTCAGTTCTGGGGAATCCTACAGGCGTATACTCTCCACCTGCCTCAAAGCCTACTTGCTCACTTCCTGTTACTACTTCCCACTTTTTCATACTCGTTTAGTTATTGCTGTTAAAATCGACCTCCCTGACTTATGCCCTTAATGGTCGGGACTCCACCATTCGACCCACCCACGGCTCTGCTCAAGGTTCCCGAAGGCAGCCCCATAGACGCGGTGGGTAGCTGTGGCGGCTTACCTGGGGGAAGTTGCTGCTGTTGAGCCTGTGCTTGCTCTTGTTTTTGCGCCTGCTGATCGGCGAGTTCTAGTTCTGCTTGTGAGATACCAAGTTGTTCACAGAGCTTGTAGAAGAGGAGTTTGAGGCGAGGGTCTTGTAGGATGGCTGGATTGCCCGCTACTTCACCAATAACCTGCTGAATGTTGTTCGCCATTATTGAGGGATCTGCTTGTTCATTGACTACAAGGAAGTCAAACTCGAACTCTGCATCATCATAGAATGCTTCTTTAATCTTAAGGAAACGATTCTCGCCAAGTTTCGCGTAGGTCTTGCGAGCCAAGTCTTTTGCTTGTTCCACATGGTCTTTTGTTACCATACGACCGCCCAGTATCTCGGTCTTGGCATATTCATTCGCGTGAAGTTCAGCAGCAGCTTCATCGAGCGATTGAAGTTCCTGTGCTGATCCAGTGAAGCGCATGATGTGTTCCGCGTTCAAGTCTTTCATTAACTGCGGCATGACCAAATCATTGAAATACTCTTGGAGGAACAACCCCAGGTTCTCTTTCTTAAAGGCAAATACGGATGTTCCTTGAGCAACGGCGATCTGCGTCTGACCAAGCGTGGCTTGAGAGACATCGGTGGTATCCCCTCGGATAGCTTCGTAGGCAAATGAGAGTTTATCTACCTGTTGAGTGTACGACTCTTCTTCATCTTTGAATGCTGGGAGGTTACGCTCCTCGTTTTCCACAGGTGTAATGCCTCCATTTGGCCCCGCGAGCAGCACGTCGCCTGATTGCAGGTCGGAGAGGATGTTACGGACGATAGTTTTATCCTTTGACTGGAACAGGTGCAAGGAGGATATCTCCATCGCCACACGCTTCTGGTTCTTCATCTCGTTAATGCGCTCCTGTACGGGGAAGAGCATCTCGGTAACTCCGATACCGAGCCAGCGTCCGCGTGTCTTGGTGTAGTGGAAGTCTTTGAACGGCCAGTCTTTATTCCAGGGAGCTTTGTAGAGAACAACCCCGTATTCTCGTACATCTTTTCCGTCGTTGTTCTTCTGCGTCCAGTCTGCACCTGCGACGATAAAGAGGGCTTTCACCATCTCTTTGCCCTTTTTAGAATCAGGGTCGGTGTATTTCTGTCCGTTCGTTCCATCTTCGAGCCATGAGCGCGGCACTTCACCATAGCGTTTGAAGACTTTGATATAGGGGGTTGAGCGCATGAGGTTCACGTTCACATACTGGTCTTCATACGGCTCCTGCGTATTCATGTTTGCGTAGCGGTCAATTGCATCTTCTACCGCGTCTTGATACCAGCTCGTATCTCGGAGTTGCGAGTCGGTCATGTAGTGTACGGTGGTAACGAATCGGGAGTCTTGGATGGAATCAACGGTCGGATCAAGCATGAGACGGCGCAAATCCACTACTTCAGCCCCATCGGGGGTCTTTTCAAGCACCACCGAGCCAAACTTCGGTGCTTCATCAGCCAGTTGATTCAGTATGTGGCCTAATTTGTGCTTTTTGAGCCACCACTTCAGCTCTTTTTCAAGTAAATAGGTTGAAAAGTATGATTTTGGCTCGATAGGCCACAGCCGAATGTTCTTCGTATCTACATTAAGCATCCGCGCAGCGACTTCACAGGGGGGAACAACGATGTTGAAGAAGATTTTATCTCGTCCGAAGTATTGCTGAGCATCTTCGAAGCGGGAATTGAGATAGAGATGCGCTCGTTTGATTGTCCAGTATTGGTTAAAGGGATACCCAGGAACTATAGAAATCCAGTTGAACATGAAATCCCATTGCTCTTTTCTAATCTGGGAGAAGATGTTTTGACTAATCCCCCCCGCAGGGTTCATGTCCTGTGATTGATAGACGCTAGAATCTGCCATGCTGAAACACTAGCAAATCACTTGCTAAAACTGCTGAAATCGTCGAGGTAAAACTTAGAAAACGGCGTACTTACACGATACTTCGCGCATCGAGTGCCCTTGTACTTTTTAGGTTCTGTGCTAGTTCTTTTATAACAAAATCCTCATACACTCCAAAGTATTCTGTCTTCACCACGCGCACACCATGTTTCATCACATTCTGCGCTCGATCGTACACTTCGCTCTTAATCATCCATGAACGAATCCTGTCGGGTGTGATACGCTTATTGGTTTTGTAGAGCAAGTAACCACAGAGGCTATCAATATCAAAATCCTCTATACCCCAGCGACGATGTAGCTCATCGAAAATCTTAGGAGAGACTGCGTACTCCCGAGAGAATCTAATGGCTGGGTTTACCGTGAACAGTTGGCTTTTGTTGAGGTGAATGAGCATCGAGGTGTTTGATTATCTTATCAAGCTTTTGAGCATGTTCCTTGTGAATATCGTGGGATTTCCTATGGCTTTTCTCTAGAGCTGACTGACCGACCATGATGATCGGAAGTAACACGAGCTGAAGGAACGTTTGCGCGAACCATGAGACGATAACGAGCGGGTCTCTTGATGCGAGCGCGGCTGGGAGACTTATGAGCGCAATGCAGCAGAATAGTATCGCAGCCCACATCGTGCCTATGGCTTTAGTTATCTTCACGCCAATTTGTTCCAGTTTGTCGTTCATTTGAAGGTGGTTACGTTCTGTCGGTTTTGTAATACTCGATTCATTGTATACGTATCGGGCTTCACTGGGCCGGAATATCCCCAACAGGCAAGGGCAAGACTCATGACCCTATCATCGTGCATGCCTTCTGGCACGCCTATTCTGATCTTCCCTCGGTCAGTTAATTCGTACTTAAAGGCCTCTAATTCCCCGATTAAGCCCTCATCGGAGGGTATCTTGACCTTATCCTGCTCTAGAAGAATGGCGAGGTTATTTAGGAGGTTTAAACGGCTCGTTTCAGTGAACTTGTAACCTTTACCTTCCTCACCACCAATTCGTAGCCCGCGAGCTTTGAGGTCTTCAACGACAGGATCGCCAACTCCCGTAGAGTCAGGCCAGATAAGGGCTGTCTCTCCTGTATCAATCGCGTGATGGCGTCGTGCTGCTGCTTCGATGCGAGCTTTCTGAAGATTCCAATCGACTTGATTAAATCTTTCTTGTGGATACGCGATGCCGAAATTAAGATTAAACGGTGTAATAACCGTCCAGTCTTGATATTTCGCCAAGTCCACTCCAAGTTGGAAGTCTCCTTGCTCTGGTAAAGGTCTCTGCTGGTCATAAGTGTTTTGTCTTATTCTCCTAAAGAATTGCCCTGCGCCTTCGACGAACGAACACATGTATTCTTGCTCGAAGAGTGCTTGGGGCGTGTTGCGCTTGATTTCATCCAGTTCCGCTTCAGTGAAGACTTCAGTATCCTTTACCGTCTTTACGCTTGAATACCACTCGCTCGGATTATCTGATGCTAATTGTAGCAGTTTCCATGAGTGGTTCTTACCTTTCGGTGTGTATATAAACGTCGCGGTTCCGTGGTTCTCTCGCAGCACCGGTTGGATAATGGCTGTCCATATCTCCTCGGGCATTTCAGAATACTCATCAAACACGACATCTATCGGATTGATGCCACGGTGTTTATCCACGTCTTCACATCCTGCGAATCGCTGCACACTCCCGTTGCGATAGTAGATAGCCAGTTCAGAATCATTGATCTTTGTGACGATCTGCGGAGGGACGTGTTCTTTGATGAGCGCGTCCCAGATAACTGCTTTAGCCTGTCGGTAGGTTGGCAGGAAGTAATAATACACGCCTTTGGTGAGCTGGGTGCGTTGTATTTGCTGATTAAGTGCGGTTTTACTTTTACCGGAACGGCGATGAAATACGGCTATTTTGAATCGCTGTGGAGCCGCTAGTAGCTCAAACTGATACGGACGTGGACTATACCGATGGGGTATCGTGATTTCCATACTTCACAATATTTATAACGATCGGTTGCCCCTCTACTCCCGCGATTGGTTGTATTGGTTTCCCATCTATTTGCTGCACTATCTCGCGGCGCATCATCTTGTCTTTTCTGATTTCTTTTACATACGCTTCAAAATCTTCTGGGTCTTCTTCCCACATTTGTTTCAAACGCCCGATGATGGAAACTCCTTTCGGTCTTCCTGCTGGATTACCGCTTACTCCTTTTGGGAATGTCCCATCAGGATTCCTCTTTCTACCCTGAATAACAGGTTTGTCCATATCTGTGATTATACCACAATCTTAAATGCTCGATACTGCACTTTCCCCTCTTTCCACCTGAAATTGACAACGTGTTCCCCTTTACAATCGCAGCATATAACGCGTAGTCCGCGTTTTGGAATCACATACCATCGGCCTTCGGTTGCCGTAGTCATATTATTCCACAAGCGCTCGGTACTCCAATATCTTCTCTTCGTACCACTGAGGAGTGAGGATGGTTATTTCATGACGTTTCTTTTTTAGCGCGTCTACTTTTGCTTGCCCGATTTCTTTTATGAGATTCTCCTCGAAGTCTAGTGGTCTCCCGAGTCCGTAGCCGTTGCATCCCCAGCATTGCGGCCTACAGTTGTCTTCATCGAAACGTGTGGCTAAATACGAGCGGGCTATGAAATGTCCGTTTTGGAGTTTGGCTCCTCTCTTACCGCAAGTGAAACATCGTTTAGGGTACTTTGCCCGTATGTACAGACTGAATAGTCGGTCTAATTCGTGTTTTAAGGCACTTATTTGCCCCGTAGGCGCGACTTTGCGCTTTTTACCACCCGTCATACCTTTTTTCTGCGCAGAGCGTTTTAAGGTCATAGCGAGCACTTGAAGCACACGCGCATCCATTTATCTCCTATCTTGGTGTCGTAGGCGACTTTCATGGGCTTGCCGCACTTCTGACAAATGTATTTTAACTTCTCCATGGTTTCGCATTACGGTATTGGGTACAGGGTGCGAGGATTTGGGGGAATAGACTGTGTAGTAGTGCAGTTCTTCCTGGTCACCTCGCAGATTTTTAGTTCCATCCGATATACCGAGGGGAGCGAGCCACTCGTTACGCATACCGAACCAACATGGGCTATCAACCAGTGTTATTAAGTCGGTCAGTATCCCCGAAGAGATTACGTTGCAATCGTCCTGACCCTAGCGTCTTACCTCTTGCGCCAACCCTGTACCCACCACCGTAGTTCAGCAGTGATGGGGAGATCGAGATGACCAACCTTTCAGTTGGCTCTTGTATTCTAGCACACGCGGTTCAGTATCCACAGTTAGAGGAGGGTAGCTCATTCGCCTATAGCAATATCCGATATAAAATTATTGACGATACTTAAATCCCATCCGATTTCTTTCGCAATTTCAAGTGAGTTATATCCTTCATCAAGTAG